CAGAAGATGGTGAAGATTCACTTCCTTGGGTCCGAGTATTCTCACATGGTTTTCAAGGACCTGGCGGTTGGCTTATTGATAACTGTCTAACAACACTTAATGAGAAGTGTCCTGTTTGTGATCATAACAGTGTTCTTTGGAATTCTGGTGTGGAAGCAAATAAGGAAATTGTTAGAAAGCAAAAGCGTAAGCTTAATTACATTTCTAATATTCTTGTTATTTCGGATCCAGCTAATCCAGAAAATGAAGGGCAAGTAAAGCTTTTCAAGTATGGTAAGAAAATCTTTGATAAGATTTCTGATGAGATGAATCCTGAATTTGAAGATGAGAAGGCTGTTAATCCTTTTGATTTTTGGGATGGCGCTAACTTCAAGATGAAGATTCGTAATGTTGAAGGTTATCGTAATTATGACAAGTCTGAATTTGCAGATCCTTCACCTTTGTTTGGTGGTGATGATTCTAAGATTGAAGAATTGTGGAAGAAAGAACATTCTTTAAAAGATTGTATTGATCCAAGCAAGTTCAAGAAGTATGATGAATTGAAGGGACGTCTTGATAAAGTTCTAGGCGGTGTTGCAGTAAAGACTGTTGCTGAAAATGCAAAGGTTGGAAGTGTTGATACTGTTGAAGAATTGGTTGCAGCACAACGAAAAGCTGAACCTAGTTTAGAAGATGACGATGATATGAATTATTTCAAGTCTCTAGCTAATCAAGAATAGCAATAAGAAAAGGGAGCGAAAGCTCCCTTTTTCATTATGTAGCAATATAAGCTGCTTGTAAATAATCCATAAAAGATGTATTTCTTGCTTTGTCTGCTGTGAGTAATTGATCTTTTGAAGATTGTTGTGGTCTTTGTTGTTGAGTTGCAACTGTAGTTGTAGATGGGGCAGATGGTGTTGCGGCTGCAGCCATTTCAGTTCTTTGACCTGTTGCTACTTGACTTGATGTAGCAGCAATGGATGATCCTGTTGTAGGTGCTGAAGCTATAGAAGAAGGTGATCCTTTGCCTAATTGTTCGCTGAATGCAGTAACTTTGCTTAAAAGTTCTTTTCCATACTCACCTTTTTTTCGTATGTCTCCACCAGCAATTTGGCTAGTAGCCAGTATATTAGCATCAGACCGAGACATATTTGCGGTATCAATTTTTAAATTAGCGGCCATTCTTGATTGACCTTCTTTCATATACCATGCAGAAATGGCTGCAGCCGTTTCTGGATTATTAGCCATGTCTGGATCTTTTACCAATCTATCATCCCCAAAAATTGCTTTAGATGCTGCCGCATAATTTTTCTTACCGGTAAGTTGTATAAATCCGCGTCCACGATATTTAAATCCATCTCCCTCTTCTGTATTGCCCATACTTTTACCTATAGCAGTTTCTTTACCATACATCATTTCTGCCATTTTTTGAGGATCTGATTTTATCTTGTTTAATTCTTCATCTGAAAATTTTGATGCTCTAGACCCAAATATTGATTTAATACGTTCGTTTGATGTTTTGCCATAATTCAAGTTTTCGCTGACAGTTTTGCCTCCAGTTTCTTTCATAACATTGGCTTTTACCGCAGCAATATAATTAGGATCTGTAATTCCTTGTTTTTTAAGAGATTCTTCAATCATAGACAGATTTTGTTGTGTTGATTTAATTTGTCCTGTTACTCCACCAGCTTTTGTTTCAGCAAATTTTGCTGGTGTTGGAGCAGGCGTCGGTGTTGGAGCAGGCGTCGGTGTTGGAGCAGGTGCTGGCGCTGCTGGTTCAGTAGGTTCAGGGCCAAATCTTTTTCTGTAACTTTCAAGAGCCGATTTTGTACCTTCTTTGCTTGTTCTAAAAACATTTTCTTCATTTAGTTGTTTTATTCTAGCTTTAACATCATCATTTCTTTGATCTTCAGGTATCTTCATTAATTCTTCTAATTCTTTTTTCTTATCACCTTTTGCTCTGGCATCTTGAGAAATTTGCCATGCAGCTAAAGCTGCTCCTGTTAATACAAGTCCAACTCCAGTTGCAGTTGCAACTCTACCTGCCATTGTTGCAACTCTACCTGCCGTTGTTGCTGGACCACCAGGAACTGTAGGTTTTGAAGGTGCTGGACCACCAGGAACTGTAGGTTTTGAAGGTGTTGGAGCTTCTGGAACTGTAGTAGGTTTGGATGATGGAATTAATGATTCTAATTTTATACCAAATTTTTCCATCAAGCTTTTAGCAAATTTTGTACCTAAAAGTAAACCAATAATACCCATACTTCCATCAAGTATGGTACTTAATATTCCTTGTATACCTGTAAAAATAGGTGAAAGTATAGATTCAAATAAACTTTTTTCTTTATCTTTACTTTCTGTTTTTTGTGTAGTCTCTACTTTAGTAGGTTTTTCTTTTTGAAATTTACTTTCATAATCAGCTTCTCTACCTTCAGCAGTTTTGAAAAACATATCAGTTTTTCTAGTTGCTTGACCACCTAGAAGAGTAACTATTTTACCTACATTTGATCTGATAACATTTGTATCATGATTAATAGAAGGTAATGTTATTGAACTTTTTGCAATTATTTTTAAATTGGCATTAATATCATCAGCTTTATCATTTAAAGTATCTAATCTTTGAACTATTGATGAAGTATCAATAGAAATATTACTACTTAAATTTTGTCTTGTTCTAGATGTGCCGCTTCTAGGTGTTGCAGAATAACCTTTTCCAAAAATAGCACGGCCCATTTGAGAACCAATTCCTGATCCGCCAAATAAAGCATTTCTGATATCAATTTTTTCTAATGCTCTTTTACCAATAGCAGTACCTAAACCAGAAAAAGCACCTCTTCCTGATTTAAGTTCGCTACCATAAATTTCAGCCAATCTATCTTTTGCCATTTTTATCTTCTTCTATTTGATTTTGATTGTTGTTCTAGTCTTTCTTTTTCTTCTCTCAAATATTCAATCAAAAGAGTTACATATATTTCTCTTTCCCACGGTATCATATTTTCTAATTCAGTAAGACTATATTTGTGATGCTGCATCAAAGCAAAATTAGTCTTATAATAATTAGCTAAACTTTCATGACTAAGAATTACCCGAAAAAATTTTGAAGGCCCTCCAGAGGAATATCTTCCTCGTATTTACATTTCTTACATTTATAATGAATTGTCTTTTTCAACTTAGGCATTGTATCAAAGAAATTTTTAATTTTTTCTAAATCTTTTTGTTGAAGATTTTCAATAAATTCCACAAGTTCTTCTTTACTTGAATCTTTAGCATAATACATATTTTCTTTATCAAAGACATAATCAATTGATGATGTTACTAATTCCATAAATGCATCTAATTCATTTTTTTCAATAGCTTTTTGTGCTATTTCAAAAGTAGGATATTTCATCATGATACCAAAATTATCATTAATCTGTATTTTTTTATTATGATTTGGTGATGATGTTGGTTGAATTTCAAGTAAATTGATGTTCATTTCATTTACTGTTCCACACTTTTTCTCATTATTTTCATCATCTTTAACAGTATTATTACATTGATATTTTAGTTCAACTACTTCTGCAACCGATCTTGCTCTTAAATTAATAAACAAATATTCAAGATCAAAAACAGGTAAATCATCAATGTTTATTTCAGATAGCACACAATTTTTTAAAATTTGTTTGATAGCATTAATAGTATCATCAGCATTTGAAGCTTCAGATGCCATTAATAATAGTTTCTGTTCTTTTACTAGAAAAGGACGAAACTTGACTTTTTTGTTAAGTGAAACTAGCTTAACATCATATACAGGCACATCAATTTTAGGCAAAGCCATAATATTTCTCCATTAAAAAATTAATCTTCCTACACCACCAATAATCTTATTTACAGGGCCAGAAGCTATATTAGAAACACCTCTGGTTGTTTTAGAAAATAGTTTTGCACCAGCAGCACCAAAAATAGCACTGGCAGCTTCTACAAGATCGTATTCTGAATCGTAAAGTATTTGATATTTTGTATAAGCAAAATTAACAGATACACGATGAAAACCTTCTTCCGACCAAGAAAGTCCCATAGGAGCAACTCCTACAGGAAATGCATCTATAAGTTTGACAGAATATATTTTCTTTATGATATCATCATATTGCACTATTGTTATATCTGTCATAAAACCATCAGGACCTTTAGCAAATCTGGCATTATTAGTTTCATATGAAACCATTGAATTAAGCCACATTTCAAATAATTTTCTTTCAAAAAACTCGTTTGTTGCTAAAAAATTCAAGGTGATATCATTATATTGTTGTTTATAAGGTATCTTATAGGAAGGACCATAAACTTTTTGATCAATTGTCATGACTGTTTTGCCAGGCAATTCTGCTTGTTCACATTGAAATGCTAACCATCTAGATGTTGCACCATTTGATACATTATTACTATCATTTTGTTTTTGATTGAAAAAACCAAGGTCTTTTATGGCTCCAATAGGATCTCTAACAGCATCCACCAATTTTCCTAAAAATCCTGTATCTGCTTTTCCTATAGCATTAGGAATTGGAATGACAACTTCAAATCTATTAGGACGCGCAAGGCCGTCATGTGCATTGATATTTGATAAAAATTGTGCTGGTGAGAATGGCATTAGAAGAACATCTTTCTTGAGTCAGAAAATACTTTGTTTTTTGTTATTGCTTTTTGTTCGCTCTTGAAATATTCAACTGGCAATAATGCAGCAATGTCCCATTGATCAGCAG